TTAAAAACCAAACCAATCGAGAAAAATAGAAAATAAAAGAAACAACGTAATTGCTGCAGAAGCTGCTCCTAAAAGGGTGTCTTTATACTTTCTAAAAACATACACCTTGGATACCCACGTCCTTTTTTTGCAATAATCTTCATAACAGGACTCAATTTTTTCGAAAACCTCATCACAGGCTATGTGCATTTTAGCTTGAAAATTATTCCTAGTCTCTTCTGTATCTGTATCAACTATATCAAAATCACGTATCTTAGCCATTGATTCCTTCAACTCATTGTTCCAGCCAAAGTCATCAATAAAAAGGCTTTTAGATCTTCGCTCGATCAGTGTTATTTTAGAAGAAAAAATTGTCTCCTTAACCTCAGCACATAGCTGCCTATGGTTTTCGGAGCTACACCCCCAATCTAGGAGTTTCTCAACATCAGCGACAAGCTTGTCCTTTTTCCTCGCCACCTCCGAGCGATGTAGGCTGGAGATATGAAACAAAAGCAAAACAAACCAGCCAGTAATTGACATTATGACTGTAACATTCATATTAGTCACATGAATCTCTATGAGCTTTTTTAATGCGTTCCTCTATCAACATCCCGAATGATTCGACTAAATCATGCGAATATGTGAGATGTTGCTTTAAGAACTCATAACTAAAACCTTCTTCACGGATAAGCCCCCCAAAAGACTCATCGATAAAAGATCTCCCATACTTATTGTAGCCATCTAATATAACGTCTACTCGATCATAAGACCTTAGCGCAGGAGCAAGAACATTCTCTCTAAAAGCTTGTCCTGACCGTTCGCCGAACTGTTTCTTGTAGCGTCCGAAAGGACTGCGATGAAAGTCTTTCACTACTACAATTGTCTTCGTTTTCATGATAGGTTTATATTCCATTGAACCAAAGTTCCAGGGATCTTGTGAGAAAGTCGCTTTAACTCAGGGTGCTCCTCATCTCTTTCGAATTTGTACATCCCTCTGCCGCTGAACACCCACAGTTTTCCGCCTTCGCTTTCATTTACCAAAGCCTTTATGCTTTTACTTCCTTGCCCGTGCTTCTTCTCTTTCGTTTCAGTAAAATCATCAAGCATCGATATGTATATCAAGTCAGCGTCATTAACTTTGTTAAAAACAATCTTGCTAACACTATTGCTTGACACAGCAATATTTCTTTCTGCTTCTTCAAAGACCTCAGGCCGCTCTCTTTCCAATATATCCAAAAACCATTTATGACTTTGAACCGTACTCGGAATACCCACGCCGTTATCGTAGATAGCCAAGTATAGTGTATCACCAAAAACGTCGCAGCATAACCACCAGCGTTTCGGCTCATCAGAGTCCCTTGGATACGCATGAAAGCACACGTTATCCACTGTCTCAAAAACTGCCGAGCTCAACCGTGCCTCTCGAACAGCGTACTCCTTCTCATCAAGACCTTCACCATCGTATTCTTTCAACATATGATCGCAAACTTCTTCGAGAAGATCTGTATCTTGACTAGAAATAATTGGAAGATCTTCAATTGTCTCTATATCAAAATTTAAACTAGAACCAAAAATAAGTTTACTTATGCCGGTCTTTTTAATCATTTTGTTTACACGGGAAGACTTCGACCACACAATCTTACCCTTAAAACGCTCGCTTCCTCTTGCCAATTCCAGCTCGCAATAAACAATTGCCATTGCTGCTGCCGTCATAGTCTCTGTCAAGCTGAAGTCAACAACCTTCTTCTTGGGACCAAACTCATTTCTTATTTCCTCTATAAAATTGACCGTATCTTCAAAAGCTCCCGTTCCAGGTGCATAAATGGAGAGCTTTTCTGGTGCATTTATTTTAGCGCCAAAATAACCTCCTTTAGCTATCTTGCTTTTTATTGGCCCCTTGAGGTTTTTCCTTGAATGTTCTTCCTCAAACCTTTTTCTCGCGACTCTAGACCTTATGTCTTTTTTCTTTTTGTCAATTCTTTTCATCCCTGCTCCTAAAACTTAAATCTCTTATCGCAGACTACACTTTGAGAGTCGTTTCTTTTACAAACAACAATCTTCACTATCCCGTTTCACATCTCTATTAAAGTAATGTGACCGCAGCTATCTCAAGCGCTAGCGCTGATTCTACTCGCACAGCCATCACGCGTCATCAGAGGGCGCGCGCGCATTTCGTAGGACACCGGTTGGCATCAAGGCAGCGGTTGATCAGGATAGCAAGACGAAAGGTAGGACACAGGTTCCCCATCATTTTGATTTCCTGGCTGGTCCGAGAGCGTCACTCAAGCTGAAGCCCCTTGGTGCAGACCAAGAGCAAACCAGCGCTCCCACAAAAAATTCAGTGGGCATCTATCGTACACAACATCCAAACCAGCTAGTCTCAGTGTATGGGAATAGATACCGAAACCATCCTTGGCCTTGCTTTCTCCCTGCCCCTTCTCGGTCTGCTGGCGATGATCGGCGTGCCCCGGGACTGGCAGAACGTGCAGGGCTGGCTGATCGTCAGCTACCTGGGCATCCCCGGGTTTCTGATCATCATCGCCCTGCTCGTGAACATGCCGGCCCTCCTCTTCGGCGCGCTCTTCCTGCTCGGTGTCTTTGCGGCAGGAAAGTGATTAACCCGAGCGCGCCTCCAGCACGCGCTCACCTAAAGCACGCTGGATCTGGTTTTTCACTGCCGACAGACGGTCGATACGCTGCCGCTTGAGCTCGCCATCGATACGCGATCGGCGAATCAGGTCGATGCGCTTGTTGATGTCGCTCAGGCGACGTTGAGCACGGTTGAGCGGCTTTCGCAGAGCAAGCAGATCTCGCCGGGATTCCGCTACTTCAGCAGCCTCTGCCAGGCGCCCCATCTCACGTAGTTCTTTCACATCGGCATAAGCCCTGCCGGCTTCGCGTAGGCCTTCATAGAACACCGTGCCATATCGGGTGTAGCGGTCCTCCTCACCCAGATCCCGGTAGAAGCGACGGACTGGCTGGTACTCGTGCCAACGGCTGGCCGGGGCTTCGACACCTGAGGCGGCGCGCCACACGACATCACCAAAGGAAGCCACCCAGGTACCGACCTGGCCGAAGTACCCGCCAATGAGGTGATCGACCTGCACTGGCGACAGTGCGAGAGGGTTCTTGTCAGGATCGCCGATGGCGCCAACGGTATTGTTGAGCCCCGTGGAAATCCACTCGCCAAGCTTCGATGTTCCCGCACGCTTGCGAAGCTCCGGACTCAGCCTGTCCATGCCCATACCCTCGATGGGCCGGCCGGTGAAGGCGTCGTAGTTCGCATAGACGTCCAGCGCCGGCTGCACCATCTGCGGTACGGGGCTAAATGAGAAGGTGTCGGTCAGCATGTGCATCAATCGCTGGCGGAAGACTTTGCCCGTGGCTTCGTCATCCACAAATTGCTGAGTGATCCGTTCCGCCATAGTGGCGATGGCACCGACCTCGAACGGCTTGGGAATGAAGAACGCCTGATCGCCGAAGCGGATAAACCAGTATGTGTCCTTCTGCCAATCCTCGAGCTTCCTGTACTCCTCGTCGTCCTGGTTGTGCAGGTACAGGGCTACGGTGGCCAGGGTCAGGGCTCCAGCCACCGTCCAGAAGCGGGCTGCCGCCTGCTTGTCGGTGGTGCTGGCCTTGCCCTTGCCGAACACCTCGGCGAGCACATTCGCGCCCGGCTTGAAGCCTGACCGATAGATCTTGTCGAGACCCTGAATACGAGCATTCAGGAACGGCACGATATCGATCAGTATGCGCACCGCGGGCCAGGCACCATGAGCGCTGAAATCGATCAGGTCGCGCGCTTCGAACGCTGCACGAAGCTCGCCGCCCTCACGGTTCTGGCTGTAGATCGCCGCACGGTTGAGATTCTCGGCGGTGTTGTTGACGTCGTTCCACCACGCCCAACCCTTCCGCATCGCGTCCGGGATGAGAAACGGCCCGCTGATGATCTTGGCATTGCGCATGTCTCGGGTCAGCTGGGCACGAAGTTCGTCCGGATTCGAGTTATAGAGGTGGCCGAAGTTGAAGGAAGCCCCGCTGGCCATCATCTGCGCCCGGGTACGCTCGTCCTTCCACGCGCGCCCACCATCGATGACGTTCTTGAAGGCATTCTTCGATACATCGTTGGTGGCCGTCGCCTGCAAGCTATCGCGAATCAGGTTAGCCACCATGAATTGTGGGGTGGTGGTGGTCAGGTTGGTGAAGGTCCGCTTGAAGGCGCGCATCACCTTCATCATCGCCGAGTTCATGCCGGGATGGGCCAGTGACGTCAGCGCTTGAAACACCAGTGGGTCGTCGATCTGATAGAAGGCCTTCTTGCCACCTTCCATCACGAAGGTGCTTTTGGTGGTATCACGGTTGCTCTCAGGCACCTGCTCCGCGATACCCAAGCGCTTGGCATTCTCGACCGCCTGCACCGCCGCCTGGTTTTTCAGAGAGGCATCCAGGAGGTGGTGGAAATTGAGCATAGTGTTCTGCAGCAGGTCGTTGATGTTCTGCGTGCCGCCCTTCAGGCGCTTGTAGGCCTGCTGGCGGGACAGCCCGCTAGTGGCCATCTGCCCCGTGGGCGCGCCCTTCTCCTCGCTGAGGCGGTAGAACGGCACATAGAACTCGTCGCGCCACATGGCCCGCTGATCGGCGCTGATGATGCCCGACTGCTCGGCCACGGCGAGCACGTCGTCGCGATACTGCTGGAAGTCACGGAACACCTCCTGGTATCGATCGGCCCGGGCAGAGCCATCCTCGAGGCGCCCCTGGTCGAGCTTCTTGCCGGCGGCGATCTCCTCCTCGCTGAACAGGAACTCGCGGCCCTCGCCCTTGAGCTTGTCCGAGCGGTTGGCAGCGATCCACATCATGAAGCGCTCGATCTCTGCGGCCGAGCCCAGGCGACCCAGCACGGAGCCGAGGCCGGTCGAGCCGTCGTCCTTCAACTGGAGAACCTTCTCCTCGGGATCAAGCCGGATGCGGCCATTGTGGAGCATCGCATGAAGCGCGCCGTTGGCGGCGTTGCTCATGCGAGCGAGTACCCAGCTCGATCGCTGGATATTCTCGCCCAAGGCGGACTCGCCATAGAGCTGTTCGTCCAGGTCTTTCAGGGCAGCGACGCGATCCACCATGCCCTGGCGAATCTTCAGACCAGCCCTATCCCACTTCTCACGCACCCAGTCCATAGCCTTGCGACGTGGCGTGCGCGGCCCGAACTTAGCCATGAAGTCGCGCTGGGCCTGGCTGAGGTCATCGAACTGCTCTGCTACTGGCGAGCGTTGCTTGCCGCCAAGGCTGTAGAGCTGAACATCTTCCCCTTCACGCTCTGCCTGCTGCCGGCGCAGGTAGTCCCGGGACTTCTCGCCCAACGCCAGTACGTCGGTGTAGGTCCAAGCGATGGAGGGGAACAGGCGACGCAGTAGCTCTCGAATCTTGGCTACGGCGCGCTGCCACGTCTTGGGCCGATGCCCCTTTTCCAGCAGATGGGCCACCATCTCTTCGCCGATGGTGACGCGATCCTCGCGCGTGTCAGGATCAAGGAAGGAGTAGTCGCGGCGCACCTCGGCCAGCGCTTCCCTCCCCTGTTTGCTGTTTGGCAAGGACCGATACAGCGACAGCATCACCGCCTCAAGTTCCTGCCCAAGTACTGCCCGCATACCCTTGTGGCCAACCGCTTCATGCACGGCCACCTCCAGACCTTCTTGAACAGAAGCCAGGTTGTCGGCAATGACGTACAGCTCTCCACCGATGTACATCCCTCGCACGTCCTGCGGGTTAACTCCACGTAGCGCCATTCCGATCAAGGCGGCAGGAGGGAGCTCTTGCGCCGACTGGATGACACGAGCGTCAGCAACTTCCTCATGGCCTTTCAGAACCGCTGTTACGTCGGCGACGGTTGGCGTCACATTGGAAGCATCTGATCGCCCTGCACCGGACAGGGAATAGACCTCGCTGTTCTCTTCCGAGCTAGGCGTCTCGGGTTCTTGATCCCCACGAGCGTCACCCAGATCTAGCTGCCCTCGCGCCATGGCCTCATCGGCTGAGCGATCGCTGCCCATCAAAACGAAGTCTTCAGCATCACGATCAGCCTCTGCGCGCTGCGCATCTTGGCGACGATCGTCGGCTTCTACTTGCGCAGCCTGCTGGCGGGCCTGTTCGCGACTGGCCAGCTCCTGCTCATCGTATGAGGCAAGCAGAGGGGCGCTTTCATCCACCTCGCTACTCGGAAAGTCGTGCGCTGCTTCCAGCACCTGGTCGATGGGAGCATCCAGACGGATGGCTCGCACCTCACCACCCTGATCAGCCTGAGCCAGCCATTGGTGATGGCCATCCACGACGTGACCATCAGAGGAGACGAGGATCGCCCGGTCGCCACCGGCCCGCTCCTTGGCGGCCTGTACTCGCTCCTCGGAGAACTCCCGCTGCGTTGGTTTCAACGTCCGAGCTGGCACGACAACTTCGTCGCTTCGGATGCCGCGTGCTGTCAGGAAGTTGGCGAAGGCGCCGCGGTGCTCAGCCTTGATCTGGGGCATCTCGGCACGGGGGATACCGCGCGTACCGGAGGCTTCTGAGAACGCCGTCCACTCTGCATCGATCGACGGCCCTCTCAGGGCGTCGGCTTGTCCACCCTCTGCCACCCCTTGGGCATCTTCAGTTTCTCGCCCGCTGGCAGCGTCTCGTTGGCGTCGTGCAGCGCCTGATTGAACATCGGCTTGAAGCGTTCGTTGTTCAGTGCTCTCAGCTGGATCTTCGGTCTGGAAAGCGACATTGAACACGTCCTCATTGGTAGTGGTGTCCTCGAATAGAGCGCCGTTACGCTCATTCTCGGCGCGCATTCGCACGGCCTGGCCAATGTAGCGCATCGCCTCGGCAAGAGCCCGGCGGCTGCGAAGGTTAGCCTGCATGGTTACTGCCAGGAGCGCGGTGACATCGGGAACCTGATCGCTGAATGCGTCACCCTGACGTGTCAGCTCTCGCACGCCGATACCATCTTGGCGAGCCTGACGCACGATGCGGACGGCATCGACGATAGTGCCGATAGCATCCCCCGCGTCCTGACTGCCGGTCTCCCGAGCGATGGCCAGATCCGGGGCGGCAGTCTGGAGCGCGGCGGTCAGGTTGCGCATCTGATCACCCTGCTCGGTGGCCATCTCCACCATGTCCGCGTCCTGAAAAGCCTTGGCGAAGACGGCTCGCTGCATCCGGCTTCCCAACTCCGGGCTGGCCTGGCCATCCCGGGTGGTGTAGCGGGCCGCCTCGTTGTTCCCAAGACGCTGCACGAACATTCGCTGGAAGTCGCGATTGGTTGCCGCCAGAGGGTCACCTGACTGATCCGGCGCCCAGGCTTGAAGCTCATCCCCACTGAGGCTGTCGGCATCGGCCAGCGCCTGCTCGTAGGCGGTCATGCCGGCCACCTGACTTTCGTTGGCACGGCGTGCGAAATCGGCCCGATCAATACTGGTCAGTCGCTCACGAACCAGAACAGGGTTCGTCATCTCGTCCACTGCAGCCGGGTCGATGCCGAGTGCTTCAGCCTGGCGCCTGACGAACGCTCGGTAGGCGCCTGCGCGCTTACCGCCCTGCCGGTAGGCCTGAGCGATCGCCATGGTTCGACCATTGCCGGATTCCACGACGCCATCAGGGCCAATGATCGGCGACCCGGTGCTGGCATCACGACTTGATCCCAGCCGCTCAGGGTTGAGACGCGAAGCTATGTTGCGTACTTGGACCTGACTATTGGCATTGGTCCGATCGCGAGGCTGAAGCTCAGCCGGATAATTCGGGTTCACACGGCCATCCGGAGTGTTCGACGGGCGAAGGTCGGCGGCCTCCGCCACGCGAAAGCGAGTGCGGATGGGGGTGTTGTCGGGGAGGTAAGCGGTTTCGCCGCGACCTCGGGTGCGGGCCAATCGGGCGACGTCGTCTGCGTTCTGCTGCTGGCGAGCCCGCGCCACCTCAGCATCGATGCCAGCCCCGGTGTCAGTGAATGCGGCTTGCTCGAAAGGCTGGTCGAGGCCAGTGTTGGCGTTGCCAGCCACCGGGCCATCTCCGTAGACGATCCCCTGATCGCTGATCAATGGGCGGGCACTGGCCTGCTGTTCCCGCATACGCTCGGCGCCCTGACGCTGGGCGTATAGAGCCTCGTCGCGGCGAACGTTACGCGCCTGGGGCTCATACTGGGTCGTATCGGCAGTGGGGCCACCGGCGAAGATGGTGTCGGGGTTTCCAGACGGCAGGCGCCGACCATCCTGACGAATCAGCCCCGCTACACTGTCCTGGGCCTGATCCCCGTCGCCATTCACCAACTCACCCTCACGGCGGGCCGGACGCTCGTCAGTACCTTCACGACGCAGGGCGCTGCGCAGGTTAGTGCTGATCTGCTCGGCTCGATTCACCAAGCGCTCGGCCTGAGCGATGTTGCCCTGCTCGAGGGCCTTCTCAGCACGGTCAATCATGCTCGAGATGGTGCGCATCCGGGTCTGGCCCTGATAGCTAGCACCTCGTGCCAGGTGCTGCAGGTCGTCAAGGTCCGCCATGGCGCTCTGGACGCGATAGCTTGCCCGCGAAGCACGCTCAGGATCTTCCACCGGCGCCGCGTCGTCTGCGCTGCTCTGCTCAGCCTGCTGCCCGGCCATGGCCTGAGCGAGAGCGTCACCACCCTCGGCGGCGGTCTGCTCACGTGCGGCCTCAATCCGCTCCACCTGGGAGCGAGCCTGGCTGCGCTCTCCCAAGCCGGCGGGAGCACCAGCCAGGCCGCCCATCAGCCCCCCTGCCGCTGCCTCATCGATGATCGCCTTCCGATCTACTTCGTCCAGGTTGGCCAGCAGCGACTCACCGTTGTTCTCCACCCAGTAGTTGGCATGCTGACTGATCAGACCCTGCAGTCCCTCGGTCGAAGCCTCCCCGATCAAGTTGGTCAGAGACCCCGAACGTAACACCTGCCCAGTCGTTCTGCCCGCTTGTCGGCGCAGATCCGACAGAACTCGATCACTGATTTCATCAGCAGCGCGGTCTGCAAGAGCCCCCTTTCCGGCACCACGCAACCAACGAATTGGCATGATGGCATCCAGTGAACCAGCCAACACGCCATGAGCAAGTGAGACATCGAGGTCTTCGGTCTCCCCCATCAGAGAGCCCGTTTCCATGCCCGTAGAAGCGGCCAAGGCACCAAGCGCCTGACCTGCGCGCTTTGCCCCCTCCTTCGCTGCGGCACCGGCCAGCATGCGCGCGCCCGCGCCGGCGGCAACGCCGCCCACGCCCCCGCTGGCGACCGATGTCGCCATCATCGGCAGCAGGTTACCAGCGGTGTACCGGGCCCAGTTCCAGGCATCGCCAGCACCACGGATATCGGTAAAGCCGTAGCCCAGATCATTCTCGGCGGCCTCTTCCATGTTGCGCTGATAAACGCCTCGGCCAGCGTTTAAGAGCGCTTCCGATTCCATGGCTTCACCAGCGGCCATGACCAGGCCGCCACCCATGGCCTGCATCTGATCAATACCCGCGGCGATGCCACCAGTGAAGCCAGGTGTCTCGTTCGACGGGTTATCGCCACCGGATGGTGTACCACCCACGTAAGCGTCGAACTCGTCATCACTGAAGTACTTGAATTCTGGGGATTGGCGGATCAGTGACTTGATGTCGTCGTCACTGCGACTGGACAGAGAAGGGTTCTTGCGACGGATTTCGTCAATCAGGGCCATCTGGCGTTGTCTCCCGACAAGGCATGGTAGGCATCGAGCCAAGCTGGCGAGGTTCAGCCAGCCTGGCGAGATGGGCATTTCTCTATTGCAGGTTCAGGTCAATACCGGCGTCCTGCAGGCGCAGCAGTCGCTCCGCGGTCCACCGGCGCCAGTCGCTGGATAGATTGGGATCCTTGTCCAGGGAGAGCAGCTCTTCGGCTACCCGTTGTGCTTCGTCTAAGGTTTCATCACTCACGCTACCACCTCGGCCTGCCGCACGGTTGATATCGGCCACGAGACCATCGGGGTCGGCCCCTCCTGAAAGCTCTCGCTCGATTCTCTTGAGTACGGCATCAGCGCGGTCACTGGCAGCGGTTGCGGCACGGCGCGACTCACGCGCCTTATCATTTGCCTCTTGCTCGGCGATTTGCTGATTGAGCAGTCCGCGAACCGATGGACCGTCACCGCCACTGGAGGTAACGTCGGGCGAGCCGGCCACCTCATCAGCTCCAGCTCCTCCGGAGACCTCCTCGCCGGCGAGCAGTCGTTCGAGTGTTGTTCCACCAGTCTCTCCACCACCGAGGAACGCTGTCATCTGCGCCTCAATCTGTCCCAGCCGCGACTTCTCGCCGGGGCTCAGTGGTTCAAGGCCATCAGCCTGCTTCTTCCTCAGCGTTTCCGCCTCATCGGCAAGCATGTCTAGGCGGTACTTGTCACGGTCGGAGAGCTGGGAATCCATGCCGCCCATGACCGCACCTTCTGGCAGGTTGGCATCACGATAGGAATTGCGACTGGGACTGTACTGCACCAGGCTGCCACCCTCGGTCCGGACCATCTGCCAGTCATTAGCCCCTTCGCGCTCTTGGGCGCTCAAGCTGCTGTAGTGGCGAGCGTTCTGCTGCCCTTGGCGATAGCGCTCCTGCTCCATGCTGAGCCCATGGCTTAGACGCGTGTTGTCCTGCTGATAGCCGTGCAGCGTCTCGTCTCGGCGAGTCTGGAATTCCTCGCCGGCGACTCTCTCCTCTCGGCTGAACGATTGCTGATCGTCCTGCCTAGTCATCGCCTGCTCGTGCTCGAGCTGAGACAGCGCGGTTCGCCTGCGATGCTCAAGCTCCTCCAAGGCGTTGGTCTGGACAGCTTTACCGCCGCCCGCCAAACCGCCGGCCAACAGTCCACCAATCATTGCATGCCTCCCTGAGTCTGCTGCCCCTGGTTCGGCCCAGCGTCTGCTGGTGTTGGCGTTCGTTGGCCCCCATGGCTTCGCTGCTTGGCGTCGCGCAAGCCCCTGATCAGCTCTGCGTAGCGAGCACGCTGCTGCGGAGCCATGTCCTGCGCCGTTTGCTGGCCGAATTGGGCCATCGCTACCATGAAGCCACCCTCGATGGTCTCACCATCGTCAGGAGAGAGAAGCCCCATGGTGATCGCCATCTCACCGACGGCTTGAGCGGCGATCATGGCTGCCTGGACCATTACGCCCGGCGGCACCGTCGAACCCTGGTCGGCGATCGCCTGACGAACCATCAGCATCAACTGCGCGACGATACGACCGATGGCCTGCTCCGGCTGGTCCCGGAGCTCGTCAAGCATGTCACGAGCCTGTTCCAGCATCGGTCCGTAGAGCGACTCGAGCATCGCCTTAACGATCTGGTCACGCTGCTGAGCGCCCTGCTCTGGATCCATATCCACGCGAGGGTCACCGCTGCGGCCTGGTGCTGATCGAGGGGGCTGGCCCTGCTGGGCTTGAGGAGAAGGTGTGGGGACACCCTGAACGGGTGCGGTCCCTTGTTGCAGAAGTCCTGCCATGTGTCGTCGCCTCCCGGCGAGTTATGAGAAGAACTGTTCGGCGTAGCTGGCGTAACCGTCAAAGTCCACGGGGCCATAGCTGGGCGCGGGCGTCTCTGCCTGGGACGGTGACGGCGCTGTGCTGCTTGCCATCATAGCACCACCAGAGGGCCCAAGCTGACCGTCGCCCATGCCTTCCCCCGGGGGTGCCGAACCGGAGGGACTCAGCCCTATCCCTCTTCCGGTATTGCCACCGATAACGCCGCCGAGCAGTCCGCCAACCACGCCGCCATAGGGGCCTGCCAGCGCCATGCCCAGATCGCCGCCAACACGACTACCAGCCATGCCTCCCAGGGTCCCGGTCACCGTGCCAAGCGCTTGACGGCCTACCGCCCTGCCAAAGCTGTCATCGATGTCGAGACCAAACTCGGCGTTGTGATCCTGGATCGTATTCTGAGCCTGGCTGGCGGCGAGGCCCGTACTACCCACCTTGCCTGCCACCATTCCCAGCGGCCCCGTCAGCGACAAGGCGCCCTGTACCGCGGTACCCAGTAGCCCAGGCTTCGACTGCTCGTGGATCGCAGTCTCTGCCCGCGCCCGATTCTCGGCGGTGGTGGATGAGGCGGCATCCAGACGATCCATAAAGCCTCTGGCTGTCTGGCGATCGGCAGCGGCCTCGTCCATGAAACTTCGCTCGGCTCTTTCATCAAGGCTTGCCACTGCGCCGGTTGTCACGCCGCCAAGCGGTCCCCGTGCGCTGTCCTCATTGAGCCCGGTGCGCCGGGAGTCTGTTCGCGTCTGGGTGGCAATATCGGCACGCGAGCTGGGCGTGCTCGTCGTACTGCTGGAGGGTGCGGCCTTCTGGCTCGGGGCGGGCTGGCTTACTGATGGCTTGCTGACCGTCACTGTTCGATTGTCGTTTCCACGACCGGTACTGGTGTGACCACTGCCGTAACCGTGCCCCTTGCCCACTGTCCCGAGTTCAGAGCCCAACCGCCCACCACGACCAGAAGAACCTCCTCCCGTCGCCCCGCCACCATAGCCGCCGCGCCCTCCGGTGGCACCATCAGCGGCAGAATCAGCCCAACCCATTGCGAAGTCCTCCCGCCACCTGGCCATTGGTCACAAGGCCATCGGTCAAGGAATTGACGTGGGAATCGTAGTCAACCACCTCGCCGGGACGAGCGAAGCGATCTTCACGTTCACGCTCGTACATGTCCTGCCGGAACGCCCACTCATCGCGCTGCAGCTCTTGCTCCCGATCCGCCTGCTTTTCGGCCAAGTAAGCCTGACCCACCCCAGTGGCAATACCGCCGATCAAGTTGGCCGCTTCAGGATTATCCCCCAGCCAGTCAAAGGCGTTGGTCGCGTATTGGGAAGCCGTATCGAAGCCCGCGCTAAGGGCGCTGGACACACCATCAAACCAGCTCATCGCTCACCTCCAATCACAAGTTGGGAAATAATCCGGTGTTACGCAGATACCCTTGCAGGTTCTGATACAGGCCTTTTTGGAAGTTGATATCGGAATCACGCATTTTGGTGATCTGATTGATCATCTTGGTTTTGTCAGAAGACGAGATGTCTGGATTGGCCTGTATATTGGCAATGCCCTCCATGCCCTGGGCCACAATATCGGTGATATTGTTCGCCATCATGCCCCAGGCATTGGCGGTACTGGATGCTTGTAACTGGTTCAGCTCCTGCTGTGCACCGGCGTCCTGTTGGGCAATGGGCAGTGCAGCATCGATCATCGCGCCCTGGGAAGCACTAGCTGCCATAGAACTGTTGAGAAGACCGCGTTTGTTGGCCTGTTGTTTGCCGAAGGTCTCGGCGCGCTTCATAAGGGGGGAATTACTGTTCAGGATGCCATCAAGCTGGCCCTGAACGGTGTCACTGGCTGCCATTTGAGTCACCTCACGGTGAGTAGAAGGTTGTGTGAAGGGCTTGAAATAGACCGGCGGGCTCAGTAAGTCACCAGGTGATCGCCTCGATTGCAGCGACGGCTTTGTCCAGAGATGGATAGTCGTCCAGCCTCACCGCGTCGATAGCGTCCTTGCGGTCCCAGCTCTGCGCCATCACGTCTTTGTAGTGCAGCAGGGCCGCATCCGTCAGGTCGATCATCTGCGCCGGTGTCAGCGAATAACGGGTGTTGGACCTTGCACGGAATTCCTGCACCGCTCCCGTCTCGCCTGCTGCCACCTGATCGCGGGCATCAATCGCCAGCCCCATCAGGTTCTGGCGGTCCTCAGCCTGCATCTGGATCACGTCATCGGTTCCGTCTGGCATGGCGTACGGCAGTCCGTCAGCGAGCGTGGCATCACGGGCCGCGTTGATGCGTCGCATTGCAGCCTGTTGAGCCTCCGCCAGCTTCTCAGCCTCGGTCTTGGGCGGAATCCAGTACACGTTACCCATCAGCCGTCTCCTTTTTGCGAACCGTCCAGCCGGTGTTGCCCGCGACATCCACGCCTTGGACAATCTCGTAATCGTCTACGCCCTGCATGCCGGTGGGGACGACGTAGCAGGTATTGGGGTCGTAGTCAGCGGCGTCGATGATGGGCGACTCTCGCCAGTGGGCTTTGCGGCCAGGGTATTGTCCGGCTATAACTTTCTGTGCGAGGGTAACGTATAGTTCCCCGTTAACGCGCTCAATGTCCCGAATGGCCTGAGCCCCTGACGGTAGCTTGTCTGCTCCCATGAACACCCCGCCCTCTGTAACCAGGGACAGGTCGTATACCTCCTCGTGATCATCCTCGTAAGCAACAACGGTTTCTCCGGAGAAGACATAGTAATCAGCGCCCTGCGAAGTTGCCAGTACCTTGATTTTCATCTGTGCTTCTCCTGAATTATTTCCAGCGACCACTAAAAGTAAATCGCATTCTAATGATGAATGAAGAACTTGTGCTCTGGTTATATTCAACGCGGGCTGTATAGTCAGCGGGGTCGAGTATGAGGAGGTTCTTTTGGCACCCGTTGACCCCAGATCCGTGATACGTGCTGTACCCGGAAAGACCACCGCACACCTCACCGACAAACGTTGCGGGGTAAGGCTGGTCATGCACTGCGTATGTGGTGGTACCATTCCCGGTTAAATTCTTGGACGCGGTGCCCCGCTGAGTCCCATCCGCCCACCTAGTCCACTCACCGTCGTTATTGCTATCCGACTCCACCATATCTGCCCCGCCAACCTTAGGCATCGTGTCGAAGTCATTTGGTCCCGATAGCCGCGCATAACGCGCATCAGCCTGTGATGTCTTGGGAACGTCATTCACTCCGGTGCCCACGTTGGCGGCAGACGCAGTTCCCAAGCCGTTGATCGCTTGCTGATTGGACAGCGTCTGCCCCGCCCATTCGGCAGCAGTTCGAGTATCGGCGGTGCCATTGGCGGTGACATTGTGCTGGTTGGGGTCCCCGTAGCTGGCGGCTTCCGCCGCCCAGGTCTTCGCCGATTTGCTCCCAGGTTCGGGAGCAGTATCGCTCTCCGCCCACGCTTGAGACTTGTCTCGCGCCGACTGCGCATCATCTCGGTCACTGGCCGCTGCGTTTGCCGACTGGCTCGCAGCAGTTGCGCTATTGCCCGCATTACTGGCGGCTTGAACAGCTTGGTCACGCGCCGCGTTGTAGTCGGCACCCCGCAGCAGCATACCTTCCCAGTAGGTGCCGCCGCCCGCATCGTTGGGCCCGGTGCCCGTGACGTCAGCGATACAGGCGTAGGACTGGCCGTCGTCAGTGACGACGTCGTGCTTGAGGTAGGCGGTGCCAGGGTCATAGGGGCCGCGCAGGTTGAAGCGCACTCGGCCAAGGTTGAGGGTTGGCATTACAGGATCACCTCCAGTTCGCCGGCGTCATTGATGGTGAAGTTGCTGACGTCCGAGTAGCCCGCGAAGTGGGCAACGAGATCAGGTCCGGACAGTTCGAAGTTCAGGAAGTCCATCGTGGTGGTGTCATTGATTCGCTGGCTGACCAGTTCGGCATCACCGGCGGCGGCGCTCGCCGCCTGGGCATCAGCCTCCACCTGCTGCGCAGTGGCGGTCACCACGTCTCGCGCGGCCACCGCAACACCCGAGCTCTGTGATGCTGCCGTGGCCGCTCCCGAGGCGCTCGAGGCATGCTGCTGAGCCTGCACTGCCAACTGCTCGGCACTTTCGTGCAACGACTCAATGTGCGATTCAGCCGCCTGCACCTCGATCAGATAGGCTCTGGTAGCTTGCTCATCGCCCTGGGCGCTGCGTGCGTAATCCTGGGCATCATCTCGCGCCTGCTCGGCGGCGATTCTCGCCAGGCGCACGGTGTCGGCATCGACAGCGAGGTACCACTTCGCCGGGTTGCTAAGGTCCGACGTGGCCCCGGACGTCTGCCGAACAATCGAGACATGAAGGTTGGTGGTGACCGGATCACGCACGATGTCGTTGAGGAAGTAGTCGGTGTTGGGCTGCCAGTCGCCGCGGAAGTAGAAACCGGACACCAGTGCCAGGTTGCCGGTCTGATCGAAGCCCAGGACGCGGTTGCGGCGTTGCAGCGCTGTGGCCACAAACTCCTGGCTCGGCATGCCCTCTTCATAGGGAAACTTGAGTGCTCGGGTGGTGTCCTTGAAGGTTTCATCCAGCCCGGTGGCGATCGCATCGAACTTCTCATCCACCGCCTCACCCTCGGCGGTCGTTCCCGGCTGGAAGCGTTTCCCAGGATCGCTGTTGTCGAAGTACGGGTTACCCACGGCGTTGCCTCCTCATATCGAAGTGAAGGTCATACCCAAGCAGCTCATGCGGCGAACTCTGCGATTCGGAGAAGAGCGAGAAGTTGATAGAGGTGCCAGTGCCTGTGACGTCCATGGCTTCCTGGCCCATGCCGGGAACCGACCAGCGAAACTCGTTCCAGTTATCGACGCCCCACAGTCCGCCACCCAGCATGAAGTCGATGTACTCACGGCGCGGGCGCCCCGTCTGGGTATCGCCATAGTCAAAATCCGGCTGCATCCACAGCCTGGCGTCACTGCCGGAACGGATGTCCCAAAACACGCGACGAAACCGCTTTCGTGCGCTGGGTGACTGGAGATCGGTGTAAGCCAGGGTCAAATAGGCACGGATCGGCGTGCCATCGAAGTCCTGGCCATCGTCCAGGCAGTAGACGTTTCCCTCGTCGTCGCCCACCAGGATCTGCTCCCGGCCGCTTTCCAGCTCACCCGAGTGGGCCACCACCATCTGGTGCGGAAACTCGACGGCGGTGATGCCGTTGCCACTCAGGTAGAGCCCGCTGCGATCATCGAAGAACACGCGGTACTGTCCCTTGGTGCGCGCGATGCAGCTGGCGATGACGCGATTGGCCTTGCCTCCCTGGGAGAACATCGGCTCCACCACGCGTCCGGGGTAGAGGGCCGAGAAATCACCGTAGCGCTGCGTGGCCTCAAGAGAGCTGATACCGCGCTCGCCAATGAAGTACGGCTGCTGCATGGACTGGCTGGAGTAGGCTCGTGCGCCGCTGGTAGGCACGGTGACCTCCAGCACGAAGTCCGCCGCACTGGTGCCGCGTAGCGTCTTGATGGAGTCTCGACAGAGCACGTGCAGCACCCCGCCAACGCCGGACAGAATGCCGGTCAGGCGATCACTGGTTCCGATCTCGCCGGCCCCACCGGTCGCGGCGTCCCAGTTGGAGGGATCACCGATACCGGAATGCTGAAGACTCCCCATAGGGAAGCCGAGGAAAAGGTGGTTCTGATGGAGCGCTATCATCGTCGCGCCGCTGGGGGCATTGGCCAGCGTGGTCAAGGTGCCATCAAGTGCCAGCTCGAAGGGCTTTCCCCCGCCAACGCCGTAAAGCGACCTGCCGGAGTCAGTGGCATAGACGTTGCCTTCGATGAACTCGTGCCGGCCGGCGGCCAGGGCCCCGGCACTGCCAACAACCTCCCAGGTGTCGCCAGCGCTGTTCAGCCGGTATAGCGTCGCCGTGGCAGCCCCCTGATCCTTTCGAACGCCGTAGATCGTATCGGCGAAGGTCACCACGCCCAGTGTCGGTCCCTCGCCTGGAAGCGCGGGACCGCGCTGGGTGTATCCGTCGATTCGCCGGTAGCCTCCGGTCACCGGGCACTCGTAGTTGATGCAGGAAAGCGCAGCACCAGGGCGAAGCTGCTCGGGCGGGGTCACCAGGTCGATGCCACCGCCCAGGCGGATATAAGCGGAGCGACTCATGCCAACGGCCCTCCGACGTCAACGGCGGGAAGCTCCCGGCGCATCATCTCGGCCATGATCTTGGTCTCTCCTTCACGGGCGGCAGTGGCCACTTCCGGTGCGTTCTCGTAAAGCGCATATGCGAGCATCGCCCGGTAGACGATCACCATGTGATACTGCTCTGGCAGTCGCGGCTCATCGATGTTGGCCTTGAGTTCTTGAGGGGTACGCCAGTATTCGAACGTCAGCCAGCTCAGTTGGGCGGGACTGGTATCCAGTCGCAGATTGCCGTTGGGTATTCGGGTGATCGTAGAGGGCCACTCTCGATCGCTGTCCTCTCGGAATCGCTCCCTGAAGATCGTCCACGGCGTTTCGCACAACCGGCGGTCATGCACGCGCAGCGTCGCGGCGTCCCACCGATCCAGATCCGCCGGCGGAGAGTATTCGCGAAAGCCGGCATCCAGCTCGATGCTCGCCTCAGCCCAGTTGAAGCGCCACTCGTGCTGCTCCTGCTGGATCTCAAGCCAGGCCTGACGCACCCAGTCGATCAAGCGCTGGTACTCACCATGCTGGCCAGTCACCGCCGCCGGCCCATCACCGGCGGCACCTACCTCCTGGCGCAGCCGCTTGCACAGCTGCAGGAAGTTCATGATCAGACCTCGCCCATGACCTGGAACGGGTACGCCAGCACCTTTGATTCCTTCATCGTCTTGGGGTCGTAAATGTGCTGAACGGCATCACGCAGGACGTTCACGACACTGGCCGGCACAACCACTTCCTCGCCGCGCTTGATGGCGTACATCCGTCCATTCACACCCACTTGCACGGGCTGCTTGTCGCTGTCACTGGTGGCAATGATGATGCGGAAGCGCTTTGCCTTGTTCTCCTCGCCTGGCGCGGCGGGATGCTCTACGGGATGCGAACCGATCGGTGCATCACTTGAGGGCGTGCCCAGGGCATCGTCGATCTTCTTGCGCAGCGTGTCGTCTTTGGTATTGCCTTGGAAGGAAATACCCAGATCAGTGGCGGCGGCTTCCAGCTCTTCGCGGTCCATGGTGGCGGTATTGAGTTCGCTCACAGGAGATACCTCTCGGCATGTCGGGAATCAGAAGGCCCGCCGGATAGCGGGCCATGGGTGATGGTCAGGTGTGGCGCTCACGCCAGGTCGGACGCGGCCACTTCGAGCCGGGCGCCCCAACCTTCGTTGAGGATCTTGGCCACGAAGTAGGTCTTCCAGCCGACGTAGCCACGCTGCCCCAGAGGGTCGTCCTTGGAGATGGTGCTGGGGTTGATCACCGAGGGCTTGATGGCGTTGGCGCCTTTCAGCGGGATCAGTCCGTAGAACTCCTTACCCACATAGACGATCGGGTAGACGTCGGCACTGGTACCGCCACTGGAGATCTTGCCCGACGCGGCGCCAGACACTGCGGCACCGGCATCGGCCCACTTGGTGAGCACCGGACTGAGGATGTAGCGAACGTCCTCGACCTTGCCGATCTCATGGGGCAGGGCCTTCATGGAGCCGTACTTCTCGGTCGGCGTGAAGCCAACCATGTCGCGGATATCCGCCTCCAGGTCGGTGTGGGCGAAGGCGATGAAGGCCGCATCCACCGGTTCGGTGGAGTAGTTCGGCGACGCACCCACCATACTGGTCACTTTCTTGGCGCGGTTGCCCTTCAGGCTGCGTGTCACCGCACGCTGCTTGGCCAGCGACACCACAGACGCCACCTCTGCGCGCGACGTACCGTCGGCGTAGAAGACGTTGGTGCCGGCGCGAATCGCACCCCAGGTCTGAAGCTCGATAGTCTCGGCCGCCTGCTCGCCACACAGCTCGTTGGCATCCGCCAGCACCGGATCCTCGGCCAGGTCTTCCACCACATCGGTAATCTCGACCACCGCGCCCCACTGTTTGATCTGAACAGTGATATCTTCGTAGGCCATTTGCTGGGCGGTGGGGGTCACACCCTCGGCCAGCGGCGTGTTGAGTGCGTCGAAGGGAACCGGGCGGCGGAACTTCACCGTGTCGGCCTTGTTCTTCGGCAGCGGCTTGGATTGGCCGAACTTGGAGAGCACGAGGATGGGCTCGGCATGGTTCAGCTGATCGGTGGCGGCCCAGGCGGCGGTGCGCTGGGAGATGTCGCCATAGGTAGTATTCGGCATTGCTCAGTACCTCTCGGTCTTAGCGTTTCTGTTTCGCAAAGTGGTTGAACTGCCCTTCCCAGTCTTCGGGAACGGCATCTCGCTTGGCCGCACCGCGGCGCTGTGGTGTCACGGCTCCGGCCAGGCGCTGCTGGCGTTTCGCACGCTCGGCATCGGCGGCAGCCGTATTGCCTTGCGCGCTGTCACTGCCTGCCGACTGGCTCTTGTAGAAGTCGAGCAACGCGGACGCGTCGTCGGCGTTCTCTGACTCCATCTGCTGCTGGAGCCAACTCGGCTGTTGCTGCAGCCACTGCTGAAACGCGGGCGCATTCACCACCTCACGCCAGTCGGAGTGGCGGGCCTCGAGGGCGCGCATCTGACTGTCGAGGTACTGATCATGGGCCTGCTGCTGAATGGGCTGCACGGACTGCTCGACACCGGCAATCCGCTGGTTGAGACGCTCTTCCAGCCGGCTGACTTCCGCCAAGCGGGCATTGATCGCGCCTGCCATCTCCGGAAAGTCCTCCTCGAACGCCTTCCAGTCCTCGCTGCCATGATGCTCAGCGATGGCTTGCTTCTGGTCGGCCTCCGAAGATGACTCCCCGGATGTGCTCTGTGCGGGCGGCTGCCCGCGCTGTTCGTGCTGTTGCGGTTCCTGGCTGCCTTGCTGCTGGGCCAGCTGCCGCTTGAGTTCGTTGATCTGCCGCTGGTAGGCGCCGACGCGCCCGCGCTGGCTGGCCTCGCTCTGCCTCAGCCGGTCGAGGTTCTGTTGGAGCTCAAGCTCTCGCGCGGTGGGTTCCGGTGCTGAGTTCTCCGCTTGTTCACCGTCGGAGCCCTGGCCCTCTCCATTGTCTGAGTCGGTGTCTTCATCGTCCTGGCGCTTCGAAGGTTGGTCCGACTCCTGGTCAGCAGCAGATTCATCCTCCGTACTGGTGGCGCCGGCGGAAAATGCGTTGAAGTGCGACTCGAAGTCATCGGCTTGGCTATCGCCATGGTCCTGGGGCTCGTGGTTCAGCGCCTGTTCGTCAGGGGCTGTCGGCTGCTGGTGTGGCATCTAGCGGATCTCCCGATCGGCTGGTGGTGAATAGGCCCGTATTAAGCAGGCCTGAGGTTACTCGTATGTCGGCTGCGGAATGCCCGGACTTGTTGCTTGACCCAGGGCCAGCAGTTCATCCATGGCCTCGATCTGGCCACGCAGGCGGTCATCACGACTACTGCCCGCGATCAACTTCTCTACGGCATCCTGACGCTGCTGCGTTGCCCACTCGATCACAGCGTTCCAGGTGTCACTGTTGCGATTGATCTCAGCCATAACTGTCGAACCCTTGTTCCATGTTGGCCTGCCGGGCTCGACGTTCATTCTGGCGATCAGTCAGCTCCGCCGCCGTGGTATCACGCTGGGTCTGGAGCTTGGCGGAGGTTTCACGCATCTTGAGCTCCAGTTTCTGCGACTCCAGGCCCAGCTTGGCCTCCAGTTCGGCCAGGGTAAGGTTCTGCTTGAGAGCCAGCTCTGCGCGGTCCCGCTCTTGCTTGCTCTGCAGTTCAGCAGCCCGGTACTGCTGTTCAAACTGCTGCTCCTGGACGCGCAACTGGTAGTCCGCTTGCTCGCGCTGAGCCCTCATCTGCATCTCTTGGCTTTTGAGCTGTTGCTCCTGCTGCTTCAGCTGAAGCTCCATCTGCTTGAGCTGCATATCGGGGGGCATCTGCTGTCCGGCCTGCTTCTTCTCCTGCTCGACCGTCTCTTCGTCCTTGAGCACGCTGTCCGCCGACACCGACATGGAACGCACAATCTCTCGGTACAGGCCTTGCCATTCGGTGGACTGAGCGAACTCGGGGTTCGAGGCGGCGATCTGTGCCAACGCCAACAGCTTCTCCTGCTGCTCCTGCCTGGCGATCAGAACGCTGGAGCCGCGGGCCACAATGCTGAAGTCACCCTTGATCTCGTCGCGCTCATCGTAGGCCATGTGCCAGTCATAGAAGCGGCGCACCACCGGCTCGGTGATGCCGTCGTCGTAGTTCTTCACGGCGGAGCGCAGCACGATGTTGCTGTTGTTCATCAGCATCTGCATGCCCGTGGCGGTGCGGGCGCCTGGACCGCCACTGACGCCCTCGCCTTGCAGCAGGATTGGGAGATTGGTTTCAGTGTCGGCCAGCTGCTGAGCCGCCTGGAAGATGCTGTACAGGTCGCCCTGGTTGGACGGGATGTTATAGGCGTAGAAGGCTTGATTAAGCGGCACCTTGCCGGTGCTGATCCACACCTTGCGTGGGCGAAGCTTCCAGTCCCCGTCCTGAGGGGTGACAGCACTCTTGTCCACGGCCAGTTGAGGACCCGCCGATAGCCCGGCGTTATCCATGATCATCCGCCAGGCGGTGGCTGCGACTCTCTGTGGATTGCGCATCAGAAAGGGGACGCCGAAACCGAAAATACTGGCTGGATCTTCTTCCCAGTTGTGAACGCTCCAGGGCAGCTCACCGCTGTCGAGCGGGTTGATGGCAGCTTTAATGACGTGCTCACCCACGAACAGGACGCAACCGTTGTACTCGGTCAACGGATCTTCATCGACTTCGACACCAGCGGCGATCAGCTCTTCCTTGTCCAGCGGCCCCCAGTATTCCCAGAGCTCCCATCGCTTGTTGTTGACGACTGTATCCACACCGGTGATGTGGCGAAGCTCATCGCGACGATCACTGCTGATGTGCGTGCCATCGGGATCTGTCTCGAGAACCTTGCGCAGTTGGGCATCAATAACGCCTGGTAGGTTGCTCAGCTCACGCATCTGCTTCTTGTTCAGCAGCTTGCGCTCAAAGCCGAACTCCGCCTCTTCCATGGTCGCGGCGCTCATGTCTGGAAAAAAGTCCCAGACATCGACGCGCTCCAGGCCTGCCCGGAACTCTTCCTGAATCTCCATCACCTGCAGGCCGCTTTGCTCATCGCGGCGCCAGGCTCGGCGCTGACGATTGACCACCACCGGCCCTTTGAGAACACCGGTACCCAGCAGGCAGCTGTCACCGATGACGTCTCGGGCCTTGCCGTTGTAGCGGGCTTCCGTGAAGTCGTCGTCAATCGCCGTCTGCATCAGCCGTGCTGTTTGCTCGGCGATCTCACGGCGTTGACGAGCCTCGGCCTTCGCCGCCTGGTCAGGGCTGTTCGAGAGTACAGATAGCTGCGGCTCCGGGGTGGGCTTGATGCCCCAGTTGCGGTCATCGTTGGGCAGCAGCATGTCCGACAGCCGCGCAATGGCGGCACGGGTCTTGTTGCGCGTCAGGTTGACGTAGATGCTCGAGGTGCCGCTTTCCTTCATCCTGGCCAGTTCGTCGGCGGTGTACTCGCCATGGTACTGACGCAGGTCGTTGAGCCATCGGGTTTCCAGCTGCTGCCGGGCCGACACTTGCTCCCCTGCCAGCTGACTCAGCTTCGAGCCCAGGGTGGAAAGCAGGAGCTCAAGGCGTTGCGTCTCAGCCTCGAGGGCCTCGGTTTCGTCTGTCATCTCGACAGTCGCATGCTCAGGCATCTCAGTATCCTGTGGTGGTGTCGCCGGGGCTGACAGGCATGGTGGTGCGATCGATGGGCCGAGTGGTCGCTTGGTGAAGCCCCATGACCAGGTAGCGAGTCGCATCCATCAGGTGGTCGTTCTCTTTGACGATGCGCCCCTTGTCGTTGCGGCGGTACAAGCGGTACTCGCCGAGCCAATGCTGCAACGTCGAGAAGACCTTGAGACGGCCGGTGGAAAGCCGATCAAGCATGGCCAAGAGTCCTGCCTCCACCGCCTTGTCTGCGTTGTGCAGAATAAGTCCCTCATCCTGATACAGGTCCATCAGCTTGCGCCCATCGTGCTGGCTTGACCCATGCGCGGCGGTATCAATGACGCCGGGAATCCAGGCGCCCCGCATGCGAATGGCCTTGGCGTGAACGCTGGGCTCTGCCATGCCGCGATAGTGTTCGCTGTTCAGATAGACGGTGTCGGTGTCACGATCCCATGCGCCCCAGATGGCGGCGGTCTTCTTCCATCCAACGTCGAGGCCGTAGATCCGTGCCCACCAGTCAGGAATCTGGAACGGGTCAACAACAATGTCTTCTTCGGGAATCGGGTAGATGGCCCCGGCACCAAGGGTCGGCACACCGTTCATACGGGCTTCCAGTTGGTGAGCGGAAATTGACCCGGTGAGGTCATCGATATCTTGCTTACTCAGGTGCGGCGCGTGCTTCCAGCCGGCCTGGACCACGTAGCGGCTCAAGGCACTACCGTGAAGTCGGCGCCGGCAATGCCGAGGATCTGGCCCAGCTGTACCCGGGGATCAACAAGGCGTGCGACGCGCATGCTCAATGTGCCCCGCTCAATGCCACGCTCTCGCACCATGTCGCCCAGTCGCTTGGCCATGCTGGTGGTACGACCCTGGTATCGAGCTGAGGCAGGTGGCATGTCGAGGTTGGCGATATCGCCCGCCGTCAGTGTTGGCTGCGTCATAGGGGCTCCTGTTCGTGCATGGATTCGAGAAAGGAAACGACCAGTTCGGTAAGGCCCGACAAGGGCGTGAAGGTCATCATTACGATGCCTCGTGTTGTCATCGTCCTTACCAACGCCTCGTCGTAGACGTCCTTCGGCACCTCTTCATCCAGCCAAACCACATCCTGCTCGGTGCCCTGAAAGATCCGTCGCCCCTGGTCATAGCTTCGAAGCATGAGTCGCGACCAGAAGCCACTGGTGTGCTTGACCATGATCTCTTCGTAGAGATTGGCCACGCCTCGTGCGGGTGTCGGCTTTCCAAGCAGGTGCAGAGGGACCAGACCGGTGCCGAACTCAGGTGTGCCGTAAAGGCCGCCCAGCAGCTTGCTCTGGATGATGTCCCTCGTGGTCTGGCTGGTGTCGCCAGCGGCCAAAGCAGTGATGGCACGATCGAACCGACGCCCTTCCCACCAGTCCGGGTATAGGCCAGTCAGGTGATAGGTCATCTCCCCCCCACCAGCGACCGTCTTGCCCACCCGGTTGCCCGCCATAAAGAGCCTCTCCTTGTGGAAGGCTCCAGCACGAAAGAACTCCATGTGCTTCGGGTAAGCGCTGCGTGAGAGCTTGCCTCCTTCGGGGAAGAGCTGATCGATCAGGTTGTAGCGGCGGCGGCGGTCGCGCTCTTCCAGCAACCGTAGATATTCAAGACGTTCGGCCCTGGTCACGATGCATCATCCATCCCCTGGGCCTCGTATGCCTTGATCTTGGCCTCGAGCTCTTCATCAGTGAGCGCTTGTTCAGGAGGAGCATCGTCAGTGACAGGCTGATCCATGCCGTAAGACTGTCGCTCCAGCTTTATCACTCGCTCCAAAGCCTGGGTGCCGTAGCCAATGCACTTGCCGGCATATTCCAGATCAACATCCACCTCGATGACGTCGCCATCTCTCGTCTCGACATCGCGCTTTCCTGATGAAAGCTGGGTATCGAGCTGGCCAGCGAAGTTGTCTTGGATGCGCCGCCACCGCTGAAGCATCTGCCGGTGGCCATTGATGATCGACGCGTTCTCGCTGGCCGCCTGCTCGATCAACTCGGCATCCGGCACATCTGGCGCCGCAGACTCGGGCCGACTTAGCTTTTCACGCGTCCGCTGCTGTACTGCACCGGTTAGGTCCTTGCTCCAGCCCTCGGCCGTTGCTCGCTTGCTGATCGCCCCCTTACTTGGGCCATGGCGGTCCGAGAGCTTCTGCAGGCTGAATCGCCCAGTACGGTAGTCAGCCTCAATGGCCTCCCAGTCATAGCGTCGTGCCATAGGTGTCCGCGCGGCCCTCACGGGCGGCGCCTCCATGAAATATTCAGAGCGTCACGGTTTCATTGATCAAACTCTGCTCGTGGGGCGAGCGGCTCAGATTAACCAGCTTGATGTACCCCGCTGCAACCGGTGCACCCTCCTCGTCCCGAAACTGGCAGAAGAGGTAGTGGCCATCAGGTGATGAAGCGACGGGGCCTATGATCTTTGCTGACCTAACGCCTCGATCAGGGAAATGAAGCTCCTCCACGAACCTGGCCGCGTCCTCCAGTGTTCCGCTGCTGGTGTCGGTGATCTCTATAAGGGTTTCCATGTCATCCTCCAAATACGGAAAAAACGGGCGTCTCACGACGTGCCGAACCCTCCTGCGTTGGGTATTCTGGCTCTTGAGATAGATGACGATTGACCGCGCAGGAGGTCTAAGTGGCACGAGATATAGATCAGCAACTCGAATCGATAAGGCGGATAACGAGCATCTCTGCCGACGTTGCGTCCAGGTTCAACAGCCCTCTGCTGGAGGCCAACAGGCAACTGACTGAAAGGCTCAAGCCAATCACTTCTTTGTCTACCAATGTCACACCTAGACTTAACGATCAATTTCTGGAGCTCAACAACCGATTGGCTGAGCAAATTCGCCCATACACCGAAGCGATGGAGCAATTTCGAAATGCCTATCGCCCCATCTTTTATGGTTTAGATTTTTCTACGCTGATCCCAGAGGGGGTGGCTGATTATCTGAAGCAAATTGAGGAGCTAGAGAAGACTGATGACTCTGACTTCTTATTGTTATCACGTAACGGCTGGTTTCCCGACTTCACCTCGCTGGGCATTCCCGGAGCTCTCGATCAAGTTGAAACATATCGTCATACCTATGATAACGAGGGACGCCAAAAGGCGGATCTCGAGATAACCCAGCACTTTGAAACAGCCATGGACCGGTTTCTTGAAGAGGCTGGATCCTACTTGGCAGAAGAGCGAGTGAAGATCGTACAAGATGCGATTCATGCTCATAAGCATGGCCTCTATACGCTCTCATCACCCATATTCTTAATCCAAACAGATGGACACGCGGCATATGCCTACAATGCGCCAGTCTGGGGGGCGCCCAAACGAAGTATGCTGCAAATCGCCGAAACTGAGTACCAGAACGGAAAATTCTTGGGGGAAGCCCTGCTACCTTTCTTTCGCCAAAACCAACCGATGGTGGCGAACAAAGGACAGCGAGAAAAGACGCCTCCACTCAAGCACATCATCAACCGGCACATGGTCCTCCACGGCGAATCCTTGGACTACGGCACTAGGGAGAACTCGGCTCGGGCATTCTCCTTTATGTGGTACTGCATGTTCTTCATGGACTGCTTCTTCGAGGAGCAGAGCGAGGAGCAGGACAGTGAGGGCTAA